AACAAACTCTTGCAGACAGCATACTTCACAACATTGAATGGAAACATCACTCATGGTGGGTCAAATGTACCAGTCTTTGATGTTATTCCACCATCTCAAGACTATCCATACATTCATCTAGGTTCACAAGAGATTGCTCATGTAGGGTCAAAATCATCCTTCACAGTAGAAGCAAAGATCACAGTTGATGTGGTGACTGGCTTTGAAGGATCTTTTGGTGGCAAGAGTCAAGCGTATGACATTGGTGATTCAGTTACTCAATTGATTGTGACAAGGGCACAATCTTATTTCAGCATGACTGGATTCAATTGTTTTGTGAGTGAGCTTGACAGTTCAACCATTTTGGAAGAACTAAGTGAAACTCATATCTTGTATGTACACAAACTCAAATTCAGACATTTAATACAAGAGATTTAAAATGGCAAAAATAAATGGAACCAGTTTTTTGATTGTTGTTGATGGTGGTGCTATTGCTCACAGCACAAGTGCATCAATCTCAATTGACATGGACACAATTGATGTATCATCTAAAGATTCGGCAGGAGTACAAGAACTCATTGCAGGTCAGAGAAGTGCAACAGTTGACTTTGAAGCACTTGTTGATTTTGGTGCTCAAGGAATCACTGATGCAGGTGGAACAGCAATGAAAGGTCTTGATGATCTTTTCACTGTGTTCAACAACAGAACTGCTATCAACTGGCAACTTGCAACTGGACAGTTTGATGCTTCACCAAAATTCACTGGAAGTGGATTGATCACATCATTGTCAATGGATGCACCAATGGAAGATGTGACAACATTCTCAGGATCTATTGCAGTGACTGGTGCGGTCAGCTTTACTGAGTCTTAATGAATCTATTCAGGGCAGAAGTTGAGATTGCCATTGGTGGCAAGAAAAGACTCTTCAAGTTTGGCATCAACCAACTTGCACTCTACACAGAGAAGCACAAAATCTCACTCTCAGAGGCAGAGATGTCAGTTGCTCAGATCAGGGATTTGTTTTGGTCTGCTTTAGTATGTGGAGCAAAAAAGAAAAAGCAAGAAGTTGACTTTGATGAATGGGATGTTGGAGAATGGATTGATGATATGGATCAAGCTGATTTTGAGACTGTGATTGAAGCAATGAATCAATCCTTCCCTGAAGGTCAAGAGAAAAAAGGTTCTAAAAAAAAGTAGAATGGGAAGATGTCTTTGAGGTTGCCTATGTGGACCTTGGACTTCTCCCTGAACAATTTTGGGATCTTACTTGGAAGGAGTTTGACTACTTAGTAAGAGCAAAGCAGAGCAGAGACTATCAAGTTTGGGATGTGGCAAGAACAATTGGAACATGGATCTTGTCACCACATACAAAGAAAAAGATTAAACCAAAAGATTTGCTTAAATTGCCTGAAGTCACAGATGTGAAAATAAGCACACTGGATGATTTTAAAAGAGCAGTAAAAAACTACAATCATGGCAAATCCAAGACTTCAAGTTGACTTTGTTGCAAATCTTCAACAGTTTCAAAAAGGTATAGGAAGAGCAGGCAAATCTCTTGAGAGATTCGGCACAAGACTCTCAGCAATTGGTTCAAAAGCTACACTAGGACTCACAACTCCATTGACACTGGCAGGT